AACAACACCAGTTACAACTGTTCCTGCTACTGTAATGTTAGCAACTGGGTATATGGTTGGTGCGACACCACTAGATAATGTTAAGGTAACATTGTTGTAGGTACTATTAACATAGCCAGTTCCAGCTGTGATAGTTCCAAATGTTGCAACAGCTGAGTTATTTGCTAATGCACCATTACCAACCGCAAAATTATTGCTTCCAACTGTGATAACACAACCTGCACACGCTCCTATTGAAACATTGTTATTACCAGTAGTAAGAGCAGTTAATGCATAATTACCAACTGCAAAGTTATTACTACCAATAGTAGTCGTAACCATTGAACAATATCCAATTGCAGTGTTGTTATTACCAGTAGTATTATTCCATAAAGAACAATATCCAAGACCAACATTATTATTACCAATAGTATTTTTACATAATGAACCAATACCAATTCCAATGTTATTAGAACCAGTTGTAATACTAGTTAATGAACCGGTACCAATTCCTAAGTTATTATAAGTTGCGGTTAAACTTAATGATGTGCCAGTAATACCAGTTAAATTAGCACCACTTACAACACCAATAGTAGAACACCATGTACCAGTGGTAACAGTTCCAACAGCAGTTAAACTGCTAGAGGTAACAGCACTTGCTAAGGTTCCAGTTAAATTACCAGCATTTAGATTTGTAATATTTGTGCCATTAACAGCACCGATACTTCCACACCAAGTACCAGTTGTAACAGTTCCAACGGTAGATAAAGAAGAACTAGTTATTGTAGATCCAAGTGTTCCAGAACTTAAAACAGCTGTACCGTTAATTAAGTATCCTTTTGTTGACGCAACATTGATACATTCAGATGATAACCAACTAGTAGAAGTGCAATCCCAATTAAAGGTTTTATTAGATGATCCAAGAACAGTAATACCACCGCCATTTGCTGTTATATCAGTAGCACCACCCGCAGTAAATGTAACGGCACCTATGGTATTAGCCGTTGTTGATGTGATAGTAATTTGTGTAAGTGAATCTATACTAGTAATGGTTGTAGTGCCACCAAATGGGCCACCAGCTGTAGCAGTAACTGTTTGTCCCACAATTAACCCACCAACACTAGACACACCAGTCACTGTTGTAGTTGTTGACGTTCCAGAAATAGTTCCAGTTATACCAGTAATAGTTGCAACATTGCCCATTGTAATATTTTTATCATCAACTTGCAATGTATTGGTAGCAATGGTCGTAACGGCACCATTGACTGTTAAATTTCCACCTATCGTTGTGTTACCGGATACATTTAATGACGAGAGTGTTCCAATGGTAGTTAAACTGCTAGAAGTAACAGTAGATGACAATATACCACTTAGATTAGCAGCATTTAAGTTTGTAATACTATTACCATTAATAGCACCTATACTTCCACACCAAGTACCAGTGGTAACAGTTCCAACAGCAGTTAAACTACTTGATGTAACAGCACTTGCTAGTGTTCCAGTTAAATTAGCAGCATTTAAGTTTGTAATTGAATTACCATTAACAGCACCGATACTTCCACACCAAGTACCAGTGGTAACAGTTCCAACAGCAGTTAAACTACTTGATGTAACAGCACTTGCTAGTGTTCCAGTTAAATTAGCAGCATTTAGATTTGTAATATTTGTGCCATTAACAACACCAATAGTAGAACACCAAGTACCAGTGGTAACAGTTCCAACAGCAGTTAAACTACTTGAAGTAACAGCACTTGCTAGTGTTCCAGTTAAGTTAGCAGCATTTAAGTTTGTAATTGAATTGCCATTAACAGCACCAATAGTAGAACACCAAGTGCCAGTAGTGATTGTTCCAACAGTTGTTATACCGGTACCACCTATGAATGAAGATGATACATTTACTGTTCCTGAACCTTTTGGTGCCAAGCATATACTAATATTTGTATCTGCACCCTGTGCAGCTATAGTGATTGCATTACCTGTAGTTGAGCCTAGAACTTGCACATAATTGGTACACGTAGTACCAATCAATGCGCCATTCCTAGCGTTGAATTCTTTATTTGTAATTGTCATTCGTTTCCCTATCCACGAAAATCTAACTTAATGTTAGTTCATGTATTTAGCAGAAAACGAAGAATAGAAAAATAATGCCCCGAAGGGCATTATGTTAATCGAAGGTATTTGGGGATGCTGTTATGATTTTAGCAGTATATGGACTGTTTCCTACTTCATCATTTAATCTAGCAACACCTCGTTGGTTTGCTGACCTACCAGGAGATGCTGTTATAATTTCAGATTCGTGTCCACAATCAGCTAATACTTTATCACCTAATCTAGCAACTCCTCTATTATTTACAATAACATTAGGAGACGCAGATGTTATTTTGCCACCGATATTGCTGCCATGGACTGAACAATCTCCCATTGTTTGATCATTCAATCTAGCTATAGCACGACTCATGCCAATGCAGCCTCGATATCATTCATAACTGTGTCAAACATATTTGACATTCCTGTTCCTAACCCAGCAAATGCGGATGGTGATGCAGCAGAAGTGACAGCACTTGCTGAATCAGTTAATGCTGGAGATGAAGTTGGTAAAATTCCTTTAGCAAAATCACCAACTGCCGAAATACCAGCAGAAGCACCATCACCTAATGTTGTAGCTAAACTTTGTACACCTTTACAAGATAAACTACTAAGATTTATCTTACCAAGTTCAGCAGCAAGTTTATTTTTTAAATCAGTCAATCCAGCACCAATACTATCAACAACACCTTGTATGGCACTGCCAATAGTGCTTAATGCACCACTTAATGATGATTGCAAGTTACTAATAGCATTATTGATTGCAGTAACAGCAGACGCGGCTAATGTATTGAGCTTGCCCATTGCAGTATCAAGTAAACCTGTAATTTTAGAAACAGCATTATTAATAGATTTTGCTATAGATCCAATCGCTTCAGTAATAGCGTGAACTGCATGTTCAGCAGCTTTGGCAATAGCACCTGCTGCATCATCAAATGTTGCAGCCATTGTTCCAAATAAATCACAAGCACTACCAGAATGTGATAACATTGAATCTAACTGTCCACCAATATCAGCTGCTAATGTTGTTAATTCTACTGGTATTGCGAATGTCATACTAATTGAATTCCGGTTGTTCCAGAAAGATATTGAGAAGCATAATCTTTCTCGGTTGGTTCTATAATAACAATAGACCCGCGTTGTAGCTTTATATCTTTATCAGGATCAACTGTAAATAGATATGGTGCTAAACCAATACCACCTTGCGCTGAGGTCAAAACTCGTGGTTTTGATACTTTAATAAAGTCAGTGCGTTCTTCAACCAACTTTGCTATTACTTCTTCACCTGAAGTTAGTTTAATAGTAACTACTTCACCTACACTTACACCTTTATCTATAATCATATTGCTTCCTGCAAATATTGTCGTAATTCATTAAATCCACCAAGATGTCTATCTCCAATGAATATTTGTGGTACTGCCCTAGCAGTTGGAACAGCTTCTAAAAGATGTTCCCTAGTCCATTTACCATCATCTGTTATTATTCTTTCTTCATACACGATATCGTGTAATTTCATCAATGCCTTTGCCTGGTCACATTGTGGGCATTGTGATTTACTCCAAATAATAGCGGTTATTGTCATTTATTTTCCTTAGTCTATTATATTAAATGTGAGCTTATATGCTCTCATTAATTCAAAATTTGAATATATTAATGCTTGTTTTTTACTAGTTTCAGATAATACATACCGATATTTTTCATAATCATTGTTAGACCCATAAAAATTTTTTAAATCATCTAATGTATTTAATTTTTGATAAGTATTAGCATTAGTTGGATCATACACCATCAATGTTCTTCCTGATGCAAGTACGTTTTTCCATATACCAAATCCTTGAGTGCTTAATAAATCGCCACTAAATAATAATGAACTGTTACTTGCATCTAATATTTTCTGATAAAACTCACTCGCATGAATGGATGAACCTGGTTTTTTACTTACTAAATTTATGGCGAATCCTTGTTTAAATTTGGACAATCTAGCAATAATTTCAAAATCACCAATCCAGCAATATATATCGTGAACATCAACATTTAGAAAATATATATCACCGTTCCGTGTTACATTAAATCCATTTTCTATATTAGAATTTATCACAAGTAATAATTCATCATATGGGTTATTACTTGAAAAACCAGTATCTCTTGGTAATTCAAATAACCATGATTCATTGAATATTTCTCGATATGTTTTATCTGTCATAGGTTATGCTATTTGGATTTCAACTAAAGTGCCAGCGCCTGCTAATTCTTGTACAACTGCTTCTAAACTTACTAATCCATCATCAGTCAATAACAATGATGGTTCATCGCCATCTTTTAATAATTTACTGATTTTTACTACTAATACTTGTTCATTTAATTTTGCCATTTTATATTTCCTTTTTTAATAATTCTTCAAATTCTTTTTTCAATTTTGAAATTTCTTCTTCCATTAATTTAGCTCTTTCATTAGCTATTTCATCCCATTCTTTTTTAGATTGAGCTTGAGATTTTAGACTACCATCTTGCATCATTGTGTATGTGCAATCTTCTAATGATTTTCCTGCTTTTAATCCTTTTATATCTATGTAGCTACTCAACGATGGATCATAAAAGTATGCAGCTTGTTCCATTTCTTTAAAAACCGATAGATGTTCGGTTGGTTTATCAAATTTAATAAAACACGGAGCATCGATACTATCTGATACATTTTTAATTTTGATACTATACTCTGCAAATTTATCAGATAACCAATCCAAAAATTGCACTCTCAGACATTTATTCTTATCTTCAATTCTATCAAATTTAGCTTGTAAGTTTTTTATTCTTAAAATATCTTCTTCACTTGCAACATCTATCATTTTATTTTCCTATATTATATGTTTGCTGGAATATGTCTTTCTTGACAACCCCATAATCATTATCACCATGACGAATGATTACATCTTCACCAGCTTTATAATGCAACGGTTCACCCCACGATGTATTTACAACCCCATCGTGATCAGCTAATTTAGCAAGTTTGATGATCTTTTTTGGAACACATATTCCATCACCATTATCATCTTTTAGTTCATGAAACTTTTCAGGTGGCATACTATATTGTTCACCTTTTGGACCAGTTAGTATATACCATCCCTTTTTATAATGTTGTGGCTTGCCATCACTTTCTAGTGTATCTATAGTTCCAGGTTCATCTGCAATTTCATAGTGTTCTGGATTACCTTTCTTAAAGGTCTCAAAAGCATCGGTCTTAAACCAATGTTCTGTAATACCTTCTGAAACCATATCAATTAACTCTCTCATAAATTTATCTCATTTAATAAAATAGATATTATACATTAAATTTCTACAATTGTCAAATATTATGCTGATTTTAATGTTTTAAATTTTCCTTTAAATCGTTCCCACTTAGTAGATGGTTTAGCATATGCATAATCAACCCATAAATCTCTATATTTTTTCTCTGGTTTTTTCTAACATTAATCTCATATATTATCTTTTGGATATTTTTTTACCAAATCTTGGAAAAATCCAATTCTGATATATTATTTATTACACCACCAGAAAGGTATGAAGAAATTTCAACTTCTTGTGGTGCTACTTGGGTATTAACAGATGTTAAATGCTTTTCAATCCATGGAATTGGGTGCGAAATCTTGACATCAGCAGTTGGCAATCCAATACTTTTCATTCGTTTAGCTGTTAAAAAATCTATATAATTATGTAATATATCTGCATTTATACCTAATATACTACCGGTAGAAAATAAATATTCTGCCCATTCTTTTTCTTGGTCTCTTGCTGATATGAAAATATTAGCAGCTTTGTCTCTATTATCACCTATAATTTGAATAAATTCGGGATCATCTTTTGGTAATAGTTTTAAAATATGCTGGACTAATGCTAAATGGACGTTTTCATCCCTAGCAATAAGTTTAACAATCTTAGCAGAACCTTCTACTTTTGCTCTTTCTAGGAATGAGAATGTACATGCAAATGATACGTAAAATCTAATTGCTTCCAATGCATTTGCCGAAACTAATGCAAGATATAAGTTTTCTTTGTTTGGATTATTAATCATATTATCATAATTTAGTGTAATATCAGTGGCACAATTTGCAATAGATTCGATATTAACCATATCATCAACTATAACTTTTGGATCAGGATATATTGCTCTAATAATATGTGTATAGCTTTCTGAATGGATTGTTTCAAAAAATGCCCACGTTGTCAGACAATTTTCCAACATTGGATCTGAACAGTGAGGTAAAAAAGCTAATGTAGGTGCTCTTCCCTGAACAGAATCTAATAATATTTGTCTTTTAATATTAGATGTAAATACAAATTGTTCTTGATCGGTCATTTGTGAAAACGATCTTTTTTCTTGGGACATATCAATTTCTTGTGGTCTCCAATAAAATGATTTCATTTGTTGATCAAGTTTGTCCAAAATTGGATATCTAACTACATCATATCTAGAAATTCCATGCCCAGTATTGCCAAAGAATAATTTTTCTGATGTTGAACTCATTGTTAATATATTACTCATTTCATTTCTCATAGTTTACACGCCCCGCTTTCGCATCCAGTATCAATTTCTTCTCCACTATTATCATTTGTTTGGCAATAATATAATGTCTTAATTCCTAATTTATATGCTAAAATTAAATCCTCGATTAATTTAGCCATAGTAATTTCTCCTTTAGCTGGGTCATAACTAGTATTGGCCGAGATACTTTGATCAACATATTTTTGAAAAACAGCAACTGTTTTTAAATAATCTTGAACATCTACGTTCCACAATGTTTCGTATATATTATTCAATTTTAAATAATCTGGCACTACTTGTGGTAACACACCATCTTTCGATCCCTTAATTGTTATTAGATTTCTTGGTGGTTCAATACCATTAGTTGCGTTAGCTAGTGTAGAACTAGTTTCACTTGGCATTAATGCCATTAAACATCCATTTCTAATACCATGAGTTAACAATTCTGTTTTCAAAAAATCCCAATTCATTAGTGGATTATTTACTGGAATCTTTGCCAAATCTCTTGGAACAATACCATCAGCGTATCTAGTTCTCATTTGTAATGCACCAAATTCTTTTGCCAAGTCAATAGATGCTTCAGTTAAATAATATGCTTGCTTTTCCATCAATGTTTCTGTGTTAATCAATGATTCATTAGAACCCCACGCAGAACGACATTTGGCTAACCAATGTGCATATCCTATTATGCCAATACCAAGTGGCCGATACAACTCAGTTGCTCGTTTTGCAGCTTCGATTGGATATTCTTGGTATGTTAAAATTGAATCTAATCCACGTACTAATACTTGACAACAATCTTTTAATATTGTTTCTTCTTTATCAGAAAGATTGTTTGAAAATTTACCCCAATTGATCGCCCCCAAGGTGCATAATGATACTAATGAATCATCATACCCCATTGGTTTTGCCGGAAGAGCAATTTCTAAACACAAGTTACTTTGATATATATTTTCATAAAAGGGAGTTTGACTATTCATAGTATCTGAATTGATAATATAAATCCTGCCTGTTTCAAAACGTTCGTTCATTATTTTAGTAAAGAACTCTTCCGCACTTAATGATTTTTTTGATATATTTCTATTGTTTTCATATTTGGTGTATAATTCTTCAAATAGTTTTATATCATTACTATAAAATGATTCATATAAGTCTGGAACTTCTTCTGGTGAAAACAACGTAATATTTTCACCTGTTACTAATCTCTTGTATAATGTTTCATTTAATGCAATGGAGTAATCCATTGTTCTAATACGGGTTTCATCTGTGCCTTTATTGTTTTTTAATTCAATTAATCTTTCAAATTCAAAATGCCATCCGGGAAAACTTGCTGTACAACTCGCCCCCCTCACAGACCCTTGTGAACAAGACTTCAATGCTGCATTAAAATATTTTGTAAATGGTATTATTCCTGTGGTAATAGTCTCACCATTACGCACTGGTTGACCAATTGCGCGGATTCTACCAATATTAAGACCTATGCCAGCTTTTCTTGATGCATATTCTACTATTGCAGCAGCGGTCGAATTAATTGATTTCAGAGAATCCCCTGATTCTATAATAGTACAAGAGGAAAACTGTTTAACTTTAGTTCGTAATCCTGCCATAATTGGGGTAGGTAATGAAATATAATGCTGACTAACTAAATCATAGAATTTCTTAATCCATCCCATTCTGGTATCGGATGGATACTCTGCAAATATTATCATAGAAACTATGATATATGGAAATTGAAATGATTCATATAGTTGCTTAGTTTTTCTATTTTGAACCAAATATTTTTTACGCATTTGTTCTGACCCAGCATATCTGAACAAATCATCCCGCGCATGAACTATAAAAGAATTAATGATATCTATGTCATTCTGGTTATACTTGTCGATTATATCCGGTGTATAAACTCCTAATTCTATATTTTTCTTTAATATTTCACCTAGATTCGGGGGGGTGTTATAACCAAACGCTTCTTTTCTGACCGCCAACCAAGTTAATCTGGCGGCAACATGATCATAATTGGGAGAATCTTCTGAAATTAAATCAGCAGCCGCTTTGATGATCATTTCATGAATATCTTTTGTTTTAATTTTATTATGAAAATGCGGATTTGCTTGCATTTCTATTTGGGAAACTGAAACACCTTTTATTGGAGGTAATTCATTTCCTCCTGTGCACGCCCATTCTATTACCGCGTGTAATTTGGATAAATCCAACGGCTCTAGTGAGCCATTTCTTTTAGTTACTTGCATAAACATCCTTGTTCAATTGTTTTTTTGTATTTATGAATGACTCATTAGTATAAATTTATATTTCTTTAATTTTTTAATGGCCAACCGTATTTTGTTTGCATTTATCCCCATGCCATCTTTTATAATTACACGGATCTAATAATTTATTGCAATGTATGCAACATATATAATTTTGTTCCTTCCAAGCTGAACTACTAATAGTATCTGTTCGTTTTTTACTACTATCTTTTCCAATAGTGTTTTTCCACTCTGGATTACTTTTTGTTATTGATGTTTTTTGAATAGCTTTTTTACCAATAGTATCTTTCCATTCTTGACTGTTTCTAGTAGCAGATACCGATTGTGCTAGTTTTTTCCAATCAGTTGATTGAAGTCTTTTTTCAGTCGCTTGTTTTCCTATTGTTTTTTTCCATTCAGCAGATTGTTTAGCCATTGATATGTTAGCTCCGGCTTTTTTATGATCTCTATTTTCATTACATTTTTTTATTTTTTCATTGCCAATTGTTTCTTTCCATTGTGATGAATTAACAGTTTTCTTATATTTTTCTGTTCTTACAATATCTGTTCCATTCTCTTTTGCTGTTACCCTAGACCGCTTGCCGCGTTCACTGAATACTTCAGAATGTTTATGTTCTGCAAAGTATTTTTTATAGTTTTCAGAATCAGAGGTATTCCCACCATCCCCAGTTTCTGGCACCAAATTGGCAAACTCTTTTGATTTAACAATATCTAATAAAGTTGAATAATGGGTTGCAATTATTTTAAATTCTTCTATTGTTTTACATTCTGCTAATATTTCTGTAGTAACATAATCACCATGTTTTTTTAAATGTCTAATCCAGTATTTACCAGACCCTGCATAAGAAAATGGATCTTGTGTTGTTTTTCCGAGATATTTGAGCCCGGTGTTATTATGAGTTTTTAAATAAAGATAATACATTTTAATTTTCCTAAACCTATATTTATCTATTGTTAAACATATTACTTTCGGTTATTTAATTTATTTGTTAGGTAGTATTTATTGATGACATATTAAGACAAAAAAAATTAATAAGTGATTGTTATATCACGTATTATTGTGGTTAAATGATGATTTAAATTGGTGTATTTGTTCAATCTAACAAGTGATATTATACACCTGTTAGATTGATAAGTCAAGTAAAAGTTATAATATATTATAACTGTAAGAGCAAGTTAATGTTCCACTATCGGCGGTTAAGGTATTAGTGTAAGTTATTATAATATTGTATGGTGCAGTTCCTATTGCAGCAACAGACCCGGTTGATGTAACTAATTTGGCACTAAATGTTAATGATCTATTAAAGTCTTCTAATCCAGTGTAGTTGTATTCATCATACACTTCGATATTAGAATAATTAGATACCCCAGAAACGTAATATGACGTAACATTTAATGTAATATGTAAAGTACCACTTCTTACATAGTGGTTAGTAGTGCTAGTATAGACATAGTTAATTTTATAATTTATAGCACCTGATGCAATACCATTAATATTAGTTGGCATTGGTAACTTAAATAATGATAACGGATTAGCTGATTGCAACATTGTTGACTTTTGAAACCCACCAAATGCTGTAAAAGATACTTTACCAGAAACACTTGGTATATATTGTGTAAGTACAGATGGTGATGATAACAATTCAGTTCTGTCTGACGTAACACGTTCAACTATATTATTATAGCTATTAATATATATTTGTGGATATAATGGAGAAGTTGATGACCCACCATCGTTGCCAACATTTACTAGATTAATATCACTAATGGTATTATGTGCACATAACCCAAGAACTATTGCTTGATGTTTTACATTATTAAAATTAAATTTAGTAATTTTTGTAGTAGTTGGTCCATATTGTTTACCGACTGTTATTCCATCGGTATTTAACCCCAATGCAATCCCAAACTTAACATCAGTCATATAGCCGGTTGAAAACACGTTATTTGCAATATCACTATCAGAATAAATACCATATCCAAAACCATTAATAGAAATATTATTAAATATGTTATCTTGACATGTAACTAATTGACTTAATGCATTAAGTTTTATACCGATGCTATTTTCATCAAATACTTCATTCCAATTACCTGATATTGCCACATTTTCAAAAAAACAATTTCTTGCAGAATCTAATTGTACACATATTTGTGATCCTAATGCTGTGGTTATTTTTATATTTTTAAGTGTAATAAATCTTGGTTGGTTTATATAAGTAGTTTGTTCAATATTTCCTGGTGCCCCAATTGATGATATATCATTGATATATTGAATAACAGGGGTAGATGCTGATAAAATTATTTGAAACACTTGCAAAATTTCGTCAGCAGTTGCAGCTGCAGATAATGTAACTGAATATCCAGGGTTAACTGATACTACTGTAGTATTCAATGGGATTCCTGGTCCTGTGACTGATGCGCCAGACATTGAAATATCAGCAGCAATAGTATTAAGAATGAATGAGCCAGATGTAATAGTTGCAGTAACGGCCAGATTAGGATCAAAATATAATATAGTGCTAGAATTTCCCGCACCTACTATTGTAGCATAACTTGGAATATACAGAGTATTAGTAATACGATATGTTCCTGGTGGAATCTCTAATATAACTCTATCAGCGGTATTATAATCAACATTATGTGATGGGATCAATGCAAGGGTTAATGTTTGTGAACCATTTGCAGACGCGACATCAGTCATTGTAAAACTAATTCCAACATTAACACTAACTATTGAAGTTCCATATGGTATACCCGTTCCAGTTACTACTGCACCTACCATATCGGTAGTTGCCGCACATAAAACCACGTTGTTATTAATAGATAATATACCAGTTATTGATGATGTTGCTGATTGTGGAGAATTATAAAATAATTGATTTATAGAATTTTGAAGAAATTGTGTATCATCAACTGCTCCATCACCAACTGTTCCAAAATCTTTAGAATTAACCTGGTCATCTAATCTAGATTGAATAGTTCTTTTTACTGCTTGTGTTATCAATGTTCCAGTGCTATTAATTACACTTGTTACACGTAATTGAAATCCTGATCCAGGTCCTAATACACCATTATCATCAAATATTGCATTGATTGATGTTCCGATTCCAGAAAATAATAATACAACAGATGTAACAACACCATTAGTGACAGTTATATTTGCTATTGGGTTTGCAATTGGTTGATTACCACCAGATATCCAATTTAATGGGATATCTGCATATACGTTATCAGTATATCCACTACCTTCTAAATAAGAATAATTGCTAATTGCACCACTTGATTTATAGACATACGCTAATTGACCAAAGATACTAGATGGAGAAGTTATTTTATCTATATCAAGTTGTGTTAAAATTCGTGTATTTCCAACTGCTGGGGCCCCTTCTGATACAGAACCATTACCAATGTAAAGTTCTTGTGTATCAACTGCCCAACCAAACTCACCACTTGCTAATTGTGGTAATCCGGTGCCGCTATTCGCTTTTCCGCGACGTTGTTGTATTCGACTGATGCTTACTACTGCCATAAATAAATCCTCTTATAGTCTTATTTATGCAAAAGTGGGTAGGAAAAGCCCTATGTTACTAGGGCTTATTGTGATTAAGCTACTACAAATGATGTTGCTAGTGTAACAGTTGTGCCACTTATAGTAACATTTTCTGTTGCACCTGATGAGATTATTGTAGTTTTCAATGTTCCTAGACGTTGAATTCTAAGTTGAAGTTCAGCATAATCATTAATAGATTTATCCATAACAACATGTATAATACCAGCGGTTGCATTTGGGACATAATATGCTAATGGATTTATTTCATCAACAATTGCTTCTATTGCACCATTGATTTTTAAATCACTTGTTTCATTTTGTAAATTAACAACAGTTGGTGTTGCGTCCTGAACTATGATTTTATATAAATTGCAGTTATTATTGTAAACTGTATTAATTAAGGTTTTTGAACCATTTATTCTTGTTACTGTAAGTGTCATCTTAACTCTCCATTTCTTTTATTTATCAGATAAATAATACTTCTCTAATTTAGTCCACATTTTATCTTCGTATTCATTCCAATTTGAACTATCTAAATCAAATTGTTGGTACATTTCTCCACCGACTTTATATGGATCATCACCCCTTGTGCACATAAAAATATGCCCTTCTTTAATATCAGTTCCATATACTTTATTGTGTGCTGTTATGTAAAACAGCAACTGTAAAAAATAATCTTCTATATGCTCTAATTTTTTTAAACGATTTGATTGTTTGTAATCACAAATACTAGGTTTTCCATTATATACGGCAACTAAGTCGGTGGTGCCGGAATACAATCCTGGAAAATACAGACTCTGTTCCATAGCCCATACTTCATCTATTTTCTTAAGACCTTCTTTAATAATAATATTAGCCATTTTGTGTGCTTTAACATGGATGAGATTGTTTCCAGGTTGTCGTGGTAAGCCACAAATGAACTTTTCTAAATTAGTATGAAGACAAGTTCCAATTCCAGCTGCTTCGGTTGTGATTTGTTGTGCTTTATCATGATCAACTCTGGATCTCCACTCGTTCAAATGAGTCATATCCTTGGTCGCACTTAGAATAGTTGTTACACTTGGTAATAATTCTCCATCAGGTGTTTGATAAACACGTTTTTTGGATATTGGGTCATTGGTCTGTTTACAATTTTTATATTGAAAACGTTCAATGAATGGTGGGGGAGTTAGTGGTGTATTTGTTAATAATGTCATTTGCCTATCCGTTGCCTATTATAAAATAGTCCTATTAAAATAGTATTATACCACTTTAATAGGACTTTGTAAAGTTTTATTTTTGCCTTTTAAGTTGGCTCATTGCAGTTGAACTAACTGTGCTATGTGATTGATCTATTACTTGTTGATTATTTACTTGGTCTGCTGGTTGATTAGTTGGAACTAATCTAATTCCATATTGGTCAAAACTGTCTTTGTTCCCATCAACAATATTATTTAATACAGAGAGACCTTGTTCTTGTTCGCTATTGTATTGTTTACTAAATGATTTTTCATCGATTGCTGGTGATCCATACCGTGTGATAACTTTATTAATAGCTTCCCACGGTATGGTTATAGTTTGTCCAGAATGATCTGCCTGTGCTTGATAGTTTGATAGAGTATCTACTAATGGATCAGCAAACTCACGCAAAAGATTTACTTTTTTTTTGAGGTAAGCAACATTCCTAGACGACGACTATATTCAACGCTTTCACGTTTCATACGGTCTGCTTCTGATGCTGGAGGAGGTAATTCACCACCTTCTTCACCTGGGACACCACCCTCAGCTCCTGGCATTTCTGGTACTTCCATACCGCCCATTCCAGCTGTTACATCAGAACCTGGTGCACCACCCATTGTTTCAATTTGTTCGCCAGAAACAATTGCCAATCCTTTAGACAATCCTTCACGGCTTGATACCAATGCTGTATATAATCCATCTAATGCTGATTGAACCACTTCATTAAATTGCCCTGCTACGTCACTGCCTTGTTCTGCTCTTATAGAGTCAAGTAATTCTAATAATTGATCAGCCTTCATTGCAGCAGTATCTTCGATCCAGTTAGTAACTTTACTAACCATATCTTTAGTTGATAAAATATTTTCTGCCTTTTGTTCTTCGCCTTCTAATAACATCCAGCTTGCTTGTGATTCAGATAAATCATAACGTAAAGTTAATTCAGCAGCCAATTCTTGTCTATCAGATTCACCTAATTGAATTCTTTTGATAGCAGTTTTAATCCAGCTTTCTGGTACTGACATTTTTTCAGCACGATGACGAATTGCAGAAATCATAGCTTCTTGACTTACTTGTCTAGTTGATACAGTATTTTCAGCTAACTCAGCTTCTTCTGCTCTTTCAGAAAGTGCTTGATTTACTACATCTAGTAATGCTTTGGTTTTTTGATACTTTGCATTTTCTAAGATGTTGTCATAGCTTTCTGATAATTCCATTTGGCTAAGTTCAGTACGTAATTTATTCCTCACATCACCCAATTGAACGTCATTAAATTGTTCTAATTTTAATTTGTAACCAAAGGTTTTAGCTAAACTTTCGTTCAATTGTTTGCTAGTTACTGGTTGTGATAATTCTTTTAGTTGCATGTTAATATTCCTTAAACATAATTTATAATGTATTTATACAAAAGTGTGTTTAAACAACTTAGAAATCTTATTCTTAACTTTGTTGGCTCTGTAATCACTTTCTTCTAATCTAGTTAATAGTATTGGATACTGGTCATCTGTGACTTTGTTGATAATACTTTTATATACTATAACATCGCTATAATTTGCCCAATAACTGTTATCCAAGTCCTTAATTTCATTACATTTGTAAAAGTATCTGTGATTATATGCTTTGGCAGCTATAAGGGCACAACTTTTCAAATGAAACTGATCTTTTAAATCTTTACTGTTTATATTAAACACTCCCCATTTATTATTAGGAAGTTGTTTAACCAGATAATCTTTATATATCAACATACCATTAGGCAAAATTGATATTGGTAATTTTGTTTGTAGTTCTTGATCAAAATATTGAGCTAGTTCTCTAATTGTCTTTTTTGAATTTTTCATTTGCTACCACTGTTGGGTCAGTAAACCCAGTTTTTTCAACTAGACCTTTTCTAATCATATATTCTACTTTAACTTTATCGTGTTCATTAAGTGTATTTAATTTTACTGGCGATTTAAGTTTTTTTAAAATCTTGGCTTCTTCATTAGTTGTCCAGATTTCCATATTTTCTAATAATTCTTCGATTTTCATTTTATACCAGCAATGGTTAACCATTTATAAAGTTCGTCGGACTCTTTTAAACCAGATACTGGCCCAAATGAACCAGTTTGTTTACTACTCATGCTACCACGAGCACCTCTTTCAAATCTTTTATCTATTATACCATCTATAAAGTTATCAGTTGGATCACCACCAATTTCATTATTAGAATCAACTAAATCGTCATCTTCTAATTCTTCTTCACTAGTTTCACCCATTCCCATCATTTGTGATGGATTTGTATTGATACTAATCTGTGAACCAGTTGTAATTGGTTTTTCAGTTGTTTGCATAGCACCGGCAGAACCTTGCTGACCTGTTAAGTTAAATACAGGATTACCTTGCGCATCTTTACCAATTGCAGTAGGGTCTTTTGTTAAATCTTTTTGAATTTGGGTACCATCTGGCATTGTTACCGAAACTAATTTACCTGGTTGGTAATTAGTTACAACAGCATGTGTTCCATCTTCTTTTACTATATCGTTGATTTTCATTTGTTCTCCAAGGCTGAGTTCAGCACTTTGTAATTTGTCTATGTGATTTCTTAGCTTATCTATTTTTCCACGAGATCTTAATAGCTTGAACGCTAAGTTTTCTACAGATTCTTCACACCCCATTTCTAATCCAGCTTGTCTTAATCTTTTAAGATCATCCATGGCTGCTTTTGCTTCATCTAAATCTTTTGATCTAAGTGCTTGATTAATTTTTGATGAATAATTTCGTGCTTTATTTTTAACTTCTTGTGGAGTTGCTTTTGGAACTACTTTAGATGGTTTATGTATCCATTTATTATCTAGGACACTGTATATACCAGCCGAGTGATGTGGTTGTGTACTATTTTGTACATATACTTCTACTGGTATGCTCTTTAATTTAATATCATATTTGTTATTAAACTCATTCTTTTTTGCATTATAGTAATCTTCTAATTCTTCATCATTTGGCATATCAACTACTAAATGTAAATCAACATCAGAATATTCAGAATAACCAAAACTAGCATTTGAACCACTGATTGTTACATCAGTTAAGTTAAGATGTTTAACTTTTAAAGTATCTGCAAAGTGTTTAGCAATAGATAGCAATTTGTATCTAATATCTAAACGTAATTCATCATTATCCCATAGAATTGGGTTTAATGTATTGTTTACTGTAAATGCTGCAACTGGTGCTTCTGAAATTGACATATTAGAATTTTATTAATATAGTAACAATAGTTGAGAGAATACCAGCTATAATAGTAGCAGTTGCACCTATGATGACTTTGCTCATACTGCCTTTACTTTCTTCTATTTTTTCAGCTAATACTTCTACTTTAGTTTCAATTGTATGTAATCTTGATTCTAAATTTTGATAACGTAATGCACATAATTCTACGTGACTCTCTAAGTTTTCTTTTTCAATATCAGTTGGTTTTAGTGACATTCCGTTCTCCATTGTGACTCCCAAATGAGGTTATAGTGTATTTATCGGAAAATGGTTAAAAACTATATTCTTACCTTTACCTTCAGTCACAAATACTGCATACTTTTGTTCCATTAGTTCATCTAACCCATTGATATATGGAACTAAATTAAAGTCATCTTTAAGAAATCCAACAGGATCACCGTCTTTTTCATAAACAAAATCACGTTCAGATTCAAAATCAAATCTCCATACTCTTATAATATCATTGGTATTAAACCCAACAACTTTTCCTTTTACTTCTACTAGAGTTGGGTTGATACTATAGAAAACATTAGAACGAATACCCAATGTTTGGATGATGGTATTGAAGTTTTGTTCTTTCCATCGAGCAGCTTCCTTACCAGGTTCAGCACGGTATTGTCCAGTATGTGTGATATCTACAAGTGTATATAAATTATAAATCATCTTATATTTAGCAGACAAAAAAAAGCCCCGAATAAATCGAGGCTTTTTAATCTAATTTAAACTAGTTATTAAACCAATGTAGCACCTGATAAGCTTTTAGCTGAAGCTACAACGTTAGTTCCTATTGGTGAATTCCAAGAACCTAGTGCAGTCCATACTGCTACTTCGATATCACCCCAAGAACTATCAGAAACGTTACTACCATCAGCTGAATCATTAGCAGTGTTGCTAGCGATAGCAATAGTAATATCAGTTGCAGTTGGTGTACCGATTGCATAAATTTCAGCATAACCCTGAACTGTACGCACTAGAGTAGTTAAATAACTTTGTGGGTCAGTATAAGTACCTGATGAACCAGATTGTTTAGTTAAGTCTGGTGCACCTGAACCACTCAAAGTGATGTTTAAAAATACTAATGCACGAGTACCAAGTTGTGTAGTTGGTTTTGTTTTTAAATAATTAGCAGCAACGCCAGTGTTCACTGTTCCGTCGATGCCTGTTGTTCCTAATAATGATGGCATAATCTTTCTCCTATATGCTTTTCAACCCACACTCTGTAGGTTTATAATATTATTTATCAAAAAAGTTAAATTTTCTTACTTTCTTGTAGTTTTTTAAGGCCCCTTTTGAATTTAGTTGTATCACCTGATTTAATACTATTGATGAATCTACGTTCTAAATCATCAGAGATTTCTGGATCGTAGTTTTCTTTAATTAGTTCAATTAGATTTATCGCACTTTGTATTATATTAGAAGCACGACTTTCTATTATTAGATTAGTATCTCTACTTAATCCAATTTCACTTAATTCTTGTAGTATGGAGCGAGTTGATTTTTTCATCCGATGTTCCTTATACTGTATTTATTTTATTATTAAATTATCTTGACTATTTTTATATAATTTAGTATAATATATATTCACAGACATACAGTTTGTATAAATCATACATTTTGTACATGCGGGACTATAAGCTCCGCACCAGATAAATCTAATACCATTCTAGAAGTCCAATAGAACCCCTTGATATTAAATTTGTTCTGCCAAAAACCAACAGGGAGCCGATATAAGTCGGCTTCATGATTTAGGGCGCCATTTATATCGGCATCATGGCATACGCCACATTGATTGCATATAAACTCCTTTCCCTTCCTATTTGATTTTTGGGTCCATCCACAATCACTACATCTTTGACTTCTATAACTAGCCGATTGCTCGATTACTGGGACACCCAGTTCTTCACATCGCTTCATTATCTGTGCATTGATTTGTGTATAAGTCCAATGACTTAAATTTCTTCCCATATTAGAACCTTTTCTCATTTGAAATAACTTTTCTAATCTGAGTTCTTTTATATTTGATAAATCCAATTGATTTATGGACCAATTGATATAATTTGTTCGGTGTTCCTGTACTCGTTTAAAGCCATTACTGCCTTTCTTTTTATATGATAACTTATTGATTATACTATGTAAATCATGACCATGCATATCAGCACTAGTTGTTTGTCCATCACTTAATGATAAGCAAGTAACATATCCTTGGTCTGCACCAATGATTTTACTACCAGTTGATTTCTCTCGTGTAGTTTCCCATCTGGAATATAAAGTGTTAGTAGAAATCTGCCAACTAGTAATCATTTTATAACCTTTCTTGGCTAATTGATTTGAATGCCTTGTTGTTTTAATTGGTATATAAATATGTCCATACCTTTTACCAAGTGATGATAATTTCAGCCATCCATCAAAGATACCAGTGGTATCTGGGATATATTTACAGCAATTACTATCCAAATTTGCTACTAAATTATTGCTATTTCGTGTTGGTTTTGATAATGGATTACTATCAATTTTTGATTGTAATTTTGAAATAGATTTATCACCAGCACGCATTTGTTTAGCGAGAACAAATAATTGTTTTCTTCGTTTTTCTGTTCTACTTTTGATAATTGCCAGAGCTTCCCCTGACGCTAATTTAATTGCCCTTGCTGAAAGATCGGTAATTAAATCGATATCAGTGGTAGAAATAAAACTTGGAACATCTAATTTATTATTTTTGATATCTAAAGTTCTATTATTGCCCCAAATGATTTTATTATTCCATAAATAATCAACAAACCACCACAATACCCGATCATATTCGGTAATGAATTCTTTTAATATCAGTTGTTTACCAATATTAGCAAATTTGATATTATGTTGACTTGATTTAATTATTGTTTTCATTTAAATTATTTATAGAGACTTGACAACCATAACAAAATATACTATAATATCATTTTTACTATTTAATTAAAGAACACAAGGAGAATATTATGTCATTACAAAGCAGGGAAGTAAAAACAAGTGGTAAAACGGGTTATGATATCAGAACTGATATACTAGCAATGTCTAAAGATTTAGCAATAAGTGATTTTAATGCACGATTTAGAGAGTATGAACTATATTTGATGCTAGAACAACTAGATAGATTTACTATTCCACCAGACAGACCAGATTTTCCAACCATTGAAAAAGTTCTTGATATTGCAAATAGCATGAATGAATTTGTAGGTAAGAAATAAGTAAAAGGCCCTTAACGGGCCTTTTTTCATTCTATAGCCTCATATCCAAATAATTCTGGGTGTAATTTACCCCACTTTCTAAGGATTATAGCTGCAGTAGAATTTGCAGAATTTTCTTGTGGGCTACCATCTTTGCCACTATCCGCATTTAATTCACCATTTAGATCTTGTTTATAATGCGTAAGTTCATGTGCAATTGTACGAAGCACGTCTTGTATATGTCTATTAGACATCATAACATTAATACTTTTATCAGATGGACTATATCCACCAAATGATTTATGTTCAATACTTATGTGTGAATTAGTGTTTAGAGAAATAGAAGGTAATTCAGCTAACTCTAAATGGTCTTGTGCAAACTGTATAAATTTTTTAATTATTAAATTTGCTTTATCTTGCGCTAACCCTTCGTTAATTATTTCTCTTATTTTCATTATTTAGCCCCACCAGATATATTCATATAAACCCCAGACAGAGCACTAGAGGTACAAATGAATTCAATTAATGCAAATGTAGTAGTACCTGGACCATAATTTGAAGTGAATGTAAGTGTTCCATTACTACTATTTGACGCAGATAATCCACTAATAGTAATTACTGGATTTCCTTTTAATGATGTAACTAATACACGAATATTTCTACCTGCTAGCGGATTAGAAATAGTAATAGTAAATGCAGCACCAGCGTTATCTAAAATAACAACACCATTTGCTGTTCCTAAGTCTAACGCATAAGCATTAGATACTATAGATACTGGTCCAGTTATTGTGTAATATTTATTTAATGTAAGAGATGAACTACCATTATATGTTGTTCCTGAAGATAATTGTAATCCAAATCCTGTTGTTAAAGAATTTAAGTTATTACCTAAAGCAACTCCAGAAATTGTGCTATGTGATAGCATAGAATTAGATACTGTGCCAGTATCGCCTGTACCTATTAATGTACCGGTAGTTGATGGTAAAGTAAATGTTGTTGTTGCAGCGATTGCTTGAGATTGTAATAATGAAGTTCCGCTAGTTGCACCAGCAAATGTTATACTAGACATACCACTTAATGTTGTACTTGAACTACCTAAACTAATCGCAGTAGTACCTATAGTTGTACTATTATGTGCTAACGCTGAGTTAGGTATTGCAGTAAATCCAGAACCTATACTACCACTAGTTAATGCTCCAACACTTGTTAAACTACTATTTACTATGGTTGAATTTAAGGTAGTTCCTGTTAAGGTTCCTGCTGCAGCTGTTAATGTGTATGAAGACAACGATCCATCAAAACTAACTCCATTTATGTTAGTTGTTGTTGCCAGTTTAGTCGCAGTTCCAGCGTTGCCACTAACACTACCAGATATGGTATTAGAAACAGATAAATTACCAGATATTGTAGTAGTGCCACTAGAATTTCCAATGTTCAATGTGGTAGCTGCACCAGCAAAATTAACAGTTGTTGCAGTTGTATTAACTATATAGCATGTTGCATTTGATATAGTTAATGTATTTCCAGATAATGTTAAATTTCCATTTGAATTTATTGCTAGTAATGCTGCTCTAGTTGTATTTGCACTTTTATAAAATGTAATTCCATCATTGTCTCCTACACTAATACGACCTATGCTATTTGCATAATCGATGATTACGCCATCGGTGAATGAGCCAGCAAATGTTCCTAGTGAAACTACTCCAGTAGATGATGAGACATTTGATGCAGATAATGCAGAAAAAGCACCAGTGCCAGGAGTTGATGTTCCGATGTTAATATTATCAATTGCACCAACCAATCCAGAATTAAGAACAATAGTATCCAATCCAGTTATAATTCCCCCAGCAACAAATGTTGCGGTAGTGGCATTACTATAGCTTACTGATGTCGTTGTACATGCAGTAACTGTCACCGAATTCGCATTGTATCCTGCTGGATTCATACTAGAAACAGTAATTTTTCCACCTACCAAGAATGGTGGGAATGGTTGTGTTGAAAAAGTTAATGTAGCAGTTCCTGCTGTTCCACTTGCACCAGATACGTTAATAACCAGAGGAACTGCATTTAAATGCCCATTGATAACGGTATAATTTACAACATTTAATTTAGATGATACAATACCGCTGGTAGTATCCATTCTAGCAACTAATTTAGTATTATTTGTACTTGCAATTTGACCATTTGGTGTAGCATAGAATGTTAAATATCCACCTTGATTAGTATTAGTTAAATTTTCACCAGCATTAATTTCCATTCTAGCTGGCCCAAATCCTGGCCAACCACCACTAGCATAGCCAACCCCAGCATATCTTACAAGTGGTTCATTTGCTAATACAGGCAATGGTGACACCGCTGTTCCATTATATCTTCTTCCAGCATATAATGCATATGAACCTTGGGCATCGTTATATAAACGACTCGGTGTAGCTATTCCTCCTTGGGGTGGTATACCTGTTATATGTAGCATTACACCTGTATTAACTGGAATTTGATAGACACCATCTAATGAACCAACTATTTCTAATGCACCAGTATTTTGGTCTGCAGATGGAACTAACATTTGTATTTGTCCATCTCCACTAATATGAAAAATCGGACTTACCGCTTCAGCACCTGCTACCGTATCGTCTGTTTTATAAACTGAAAAATTACCAACTATGTTAACAGTTCCAGTACCATTTGATACGATGTTCACATCTTCATTTAAATTAACAGTTGAAAAATTATTTCCTGATGCATAAAAATCACCAAAACTAAAACTTAGACCAGCGCTATCAATAAGTAACGTGCCATCGGATGCAATTTCGATACCAGGACCTGCTTTAATGCCACCCAATTGTGAAGAAGTGGCAGGTTTAAGCTGAAATACATTGTTTATATCTAATTCAAACATTGATCCAACATTCAAACTAAGTGTTGCATCGGCTGAAACAGTAAATCCACCACCTGGTTTTACACTTCCTGCTATTTGCTCGGACGCAAATCCAACAATAACTGTATTTCCACCTGGTGTAATGCCATCACTTAAGCGTAGTTCACCAGTATCTTCATTCCAAAATATAGTTCCACGTTCACCAATATATTCATTTGCTGAAATAGTTGGAATACGTCCTGCTCTAATTTTTCTTATTGACATTATGTTATCCTACAATATCATTATCTTCACTTGCAAATTGAATTGCAATAGGTTTAACACCTGAAAGTTTTTTAATATCATTTAATTCATCATCTTGATTAAATGCGTTATCCATTCCAGCAGATTTTTTAAGAATTTCAAGCTTTGTTTGTAATGGTGGGATAAAATTACCAATATTGGCATCTTTATCACCACTTTCCGCACCGTCATCGACATCATGTTGAAAATCATCTGCTGATTTTTCTGTATTTTCCGGTGCTTCTAAACCACCATCTTTTTGATCTAGCATATCTGCTATGCTATGTAAAATATCACTCATTTTCATTTTTTAATTCCTATATCCAGGGACGGCCTTGAACTAACCCACCAACATTTGGGTTGTCTACTACATTGTTGCCACTATACTTTGTTGGTAAATTGTTTATTGCCAATGTATGTAATGGTCTGTAATAGTTTTTAGTATTGTCTAAACTACCTGTAATAGTTCCATCAACTGCTACAGTTTTGCCTTGACGCTTTGCTTCAGCAATTGCAAGTTTTTGTTCTTGCTTAGCTTGTTTGGTAGATAATGTTGAAATTCCGTTGGCTGCCATAAATTTTTCCTCTATTATCTATTTAGGTAAATATGGAAATGATTAATAAAACTCCTTTCAACAATTTAATACAAAATTTAAAAGATAATGGAAAGTATCGTGTTTTCAATGACATACTGCGAGAACAAGGTAAATTTCCTAATGCAATATGGTATGGCCCATATGCTATTAAGAACATTGTCAATTGGTGTTCAAATGATTATTTGGGCATGGGTCAGTCTAAAGTAGTATTAGATGCAATGAGAACAGCATTAGATATGACTGGTGCTGGGTCTGGTGGTACTAGAAATATATCTGGTACTAGCCATTACCACGTTGCACTTGAACATGAATTGGCATCATTACATAAGAAAGAAAAAGCATTGTTATTTACTTCAGCATATGTGGCAAATGAGTCATCATTGATTTCATTATCTAAGATCATTAACAATATTGAATTTATTAGTGATAGCAAAAATCATAATAGTCTAATTGTTGGTATGAGTTATAGTAGAGCACCAAAACAAATATTCAGACATAATGATTTAGAAGATTTAGAAAGTTGTTTAAAGAAAGCAGTTGAAAATGGGAATACTCCTTGTATAGTGTTTGAAAGTGTATACAGTATGGATGGTGATATTAGCCATATTAAAGAAATTTGTGATTTAGCTGATATGTATAATGCCATAACATATCTTGATGAAGTCCACTCCATAGGCGTAATAGGTCCAACTGGTGCTGGATTATTAGAAGAACTTGGATTACAAGATCGAGTTGATATTGTTAATGGAACATTAGGTAAGGCATATGGAGTTCAGGGTGGATATATTGCTGCTGATGCCATCGTAGTAGATGCAATCAGAAGTATTGCGGCTGGGTTTATATTCTCAACATCACTAAGTCCAGTAATATGTGCTGGTGCATTGGCTGCTGTGAAATATTTAAAAGATCATAATGAAATAAGAGAGAAAATTAAAGAACGTGCGAATAAATTAAGATTTCTTATGAGAGAATACAATATACCAGTGATGGATGGAAAAACCCACATTGTTCCAGTAATAATTGGTGATGCAAAGAAAGCCAAAGAGATAAGTGATATTTTGTTAAATGATTATAACATTTACGTTCAAGCCATAAATTTTCCTACAGTTGAAGTTGGTACTGAACGATTGAGGTTCGCCCCTACTCCGAACCACACCGATGGTATGATTTCCGATCTTGTTGAAACGTTGACTATCGTAATGAAAAGGTATTCGAGATAAATAAAGATGTAGTTCACGGAATTGACGTTCCCAACTACTCTAACGTCTATGGAGGACATCAGCATGTGTATTTATACAGAAATACCACCAACATATCTTTATATTAAAAAACATTCAATAACAGGTCTTAAATATTTTGGTAAAACTACAGAATCTGATCCTTATAAGTATCTAGGGTCCGGCACATATTGGAAGAAACACTATAAAAAACATGGCAAAGAATTTATAGAAACTATATGGGTATCTGATCCGTTCACTGATAAAGAATTACTGATTGAAGACTTAATAAATGCGTTAACTGCAGTATTAAGCCATAGCTTTAGCGGCGATTGTAACTAATTCTACCAATGCTGCTCTAAGTTGAGCATTATTAGCTGATTCTTCTAGTTTTTCTGTGCTAATTAGATCTGCTAAAATTTCTTTTCCTTCTTCAGCACTCAATTGACCAGATGCAACTGCTTCTGAAACTTGGACGGCATAATTAGCTCTATCGATGGCCCATTGTTGACCACTATTAATTATATCACTTAATAAACTCATTTTATTCTCCTTAAAATCTTTTTTGCACTGCGCGGGCAATGATGTCGCTTTGTTGCTCTATAATTTTCTTTTTTAAAGAGCAATACATAGGACTAACCTTACCACGGTCACTACGTTCTTTAAATTCTGCAACTGTCTTGTGTAGTTCTTCAAATAATGCTACTATATCATTTGAACCACGTGATACTGAATAGGTATTAAACCATTCAACTTGTTTATTTAAGTCATTGATTTGGCTTTTTACATTAGCACAATCAAAATACTTTGCTGACATTTCAATATCAATTATAGCTTTTGCTTCATTTCCATCCCATTTGCTTGGAATATACGCACAACCTACTAATGATATCACTGCTACTAACACTAACATTCTTTTCATTTTAATTCTCCTGGAATATCTAATATTTATCAGAGTTACTGACCCAACTCAAATTTCATTTGAGTTGCTTCTTCAACTGCAGCCATTGGTACTTCGTATTTTGGTAAATCTGCTACTGGTAATGGCGCATTTGGCATTAAATATGCTTTAACTGTTCTACTATTCTTTTCAACTATGATCTTATATAATCGAGTTGGAATTCCTAATCCATTCCCAGTTACAAAATGTCCTGGGTCATAAATTCCACCTGATATAATATAAAAATCAGTACCTGGTGTCATAGCCCATTGCCGTTCAATAGTTTCAAGTGATTTCCAAATTCCTCTATTATTATTGGCAACTTGTGGAACCATATTAGACAAATTAAAACTTTCACTCATAACAGCATCATTTTGTGTATTATTCTTAGCTGGGGACATATGTCCTCGATCATACTTGTTACCAACAGTAGCATAATCAGCTAATGTTGCAGAACATTGTGGCGCAACAGATGGATCTGGATGGAAGTTGTCTTTCCTTTTAGCTGGACCTGTCATATCATCCATAGATAGATGTTCGAACACTGCTACTGGTGCTTTGACATCACATCTATGAATCACTGCATAGTTCAAATGACAAATTTCTTGGTCACCTGGATGTGGTTGATATAATGGTGTTCCATTTACAGTTAGTTGTGGACATTGGTCATTGATTACCCCAGCGTGTACTGGTGCAACTACCATTAGTAATAGTAATAAAATATATTTCATAAAAATCCTTTGAGGTTATTGAATATTTATGTTATTTAAACAAACCACCCTATCTTTTTGTGTAATTCTATTCTATTATCATATTCTTTTATACTTCCTGGATATCGCCATCCCCATATCACGACTAGAAACATTGTAATGCCAGCATATAACACTGCTTTTTCATTATGTGTAGTAAACCACATTATTATTAGACTACTAGCCATCATTCCTACCATGAGGTATTTTGCTTTGATTGGAAATACCTTATAATGTGTCCAATTAGTAATAAATGGACCAAATAATTTATGATTATAAATCCAATTATGCATATTAGGACTGCTTTTAGAAAAGCAATATGCAGCACCCACGATAAAAATGCTAAAGGGGACC